TTACCCGTCAGCAGCCAACTGGCTGAATGAAACTTCCGACAAATCTTTAGGATGTCATTCAAGACTGTGTAGGTTGGGGCTACCCCACCTAGTATCCAGCGTGATACCTGATTGGGTCCAACATCCAAACGTCTAGCCAATTCTCTTTGGGTGATGCCAGACTCGTCCAAAAGTTTCCTGATTCTGTCGCCAAGTTTAATATGTGGTTTGTCCACACCCATTGGTAATTCTCCTGTTGACGGGTGACTCCATATATGAGACTATATCTACATATAAGAGGATATAAATTTCCTGAGATAAGCCTAAGTATCCACTTCTAAAGCAACATGTCAACCACTAATTATTAAAGGAATTGTATGAGCCTAACAAAACAACAGCTTATCGAAAGAACAAAAGGTTTGTTTGGAACTGATGCAAGCATGGCTGATTCAACTAATGATTATCATGATGTCTTTTATTTGTACAAGACCAAGCGTGGTGAGTGGAATGACAAGTTAGACCCTGCTATTCACTTAGAACTTGGGCATGAGTTGGAAGATTTTGTTGCAAGGAAATGGTGCAAGCGAAAGAAGAAGAAGGTAAGACGATCTAACAAGACAGTGTGGAATCAACACCACCTCTATGATGGGAAGCCATTCCTCGGTAGTCACGTTGACCGCATGGTTGTTGGAGAAAAGAGAATACTTGAATGCAAGACAGCCTACAGCAGAAACAAGTGGGGGAAAGATGGAAGCGGTATCATTCCTCTCAACTACAGAAGCCAGATCAAGCACTACTGTTTAGTGTTGGGACTCACCAAGGTTGACTTGGCTGTTTTGTTCCTACCCTACCCTCCATCCTTTGAAGTGCATAGCTTTGACTTTAGTCAGATGGAATTGGATGACCTCTTGGAAAAAGAATACCACGTTTGGGATTGCATTCAGCGCGGTATTGAACCACAGGTAGGTGGAGGTCAGTCTACTAATGTAAAGCTGCGAGAAGAGTTCTCAGGCTCTGAGGATGAGGTTGTAATAAGTACCACAGAGATCAACAAATCTGTAGACCAATTAAGACAGATCAAGTCTAGCCTCAAGCAATTGAAATCAGATCAGACTGTCTATCTTAATCAGATAATTCAGCACATGAAAGAGAACGAGACTTTAGTGAATCACCAAGGCGAGGAAATCGCCACCTTTAGACCTGACTCGAAAGGAGTCAGAAAACTCTTAACAAGATAAGGAGAACATTATGCCTACAAAGAAAGTTCGTTACACCTCACCCGTTGGAACATTCATGCATCCCTGGTTGGATAAACCTAGCAAGTTTGACAAGAACTTGGGTGAACACGGAAGATCCGCACCTGCCAAACCACATGACTTTCAAGCAGAGTACTCCGTAAATTTAATTGTTGATAAGAAAGTCTTCGAGTCATCTGATTTTAAGAAGCAGATTGATGATGTTTGGAAGTTGGCACAAGAGGAATACAAAGGAAAGTTTGATGTCGCTGTTGCCCCTTACTCTGTCAATGATGATGGAGATTACAAAATCATTCCAAGATCCAAGGCTGCATACCAGAAGGATGATGGGACACCACAAACTATGCAACCAACCTTGCTTGATTGTGATGGTAAGAACGTCACTGAATTTATTAAGAACGAAGGGATAGAGGTAGCTTCTGGTTCTATTGGCAGAGTTATCGTTACGCTCTACCAAGGTAAACCTTATACGGCAGGTGAAAAAAGTAAACACGCAGGCAAGAAAGTGTTGAGCATGAAGCTTGACCTAAAGGTTGCCCAGTTCAAAAGGTTGGATCGCTATGAAGGTAATGGTGGTGATGGTGCGGAAGCAATTGATGATGGTGTTCCAGTTGCAGAAGATTACGGTGAAGCCATACCTATCTAATTAAACGGGGCATTCTTTCAAGTGTATCCCGAAGGGTACGGACACTTTCTCGGCTACCATGCTTGGCTTTGCCAAGTCAACCTCTCGCCCCGAAGATGATGGTACAGAGACTAATGGTAGCAAGTACCCACTCGCGCAAAGAATTCCAGTTCTTTGAGCATAGCAGGATGAGGGAGAGTTCTCCTCCTTGTTTCCCTCGTCCTGCTAATTCTAATTTGTAACATGGAGAAGTCTATGCTCTATCCAGTTAAAGTTTTTAAGCCAGATGCTGACGGTAATTTATTGTTGGCTTACATAATTGATACGAAAGAATTGTCAGAAAGATCCAGTGCAATTGTGAAGAAAGGTGCGTGGGTCCATCCAAGTGTAAGAAGAAAGTTACAACAGGTAGAAGGCAAGGTGGATGACAGTTGGTTTACTGGTGGTCAAGTGAAAGAAAAGATTGAGCGCAAGAGTCTTATCACTCACCCCTGGAAACAATCGAACTTTAATATTGATAGGACAGAGGAGAACATCTGATGAATCATGACGTGCCACCAATCTGGATTAGACAAACTGATGCACCAAAGATACTGGGTGTTAGTAAATACTTTTTTAACAATCATCTCAAACCTCAGTTGAATCCGATTACCTTATCCTCAAGATGTGTCGTCTATGATTATCTTGAGTTGCAACAATTTTGTGGTAGGGTGAAGGACAAAGCTAGCAACTGGGGCAATTTGAAAGGAGGTAAAGAATGCCCCGATCAATCACCAACACTCTTAAACTTGAGTGGCGAAAAGGAATCTGGTATGTCGTTGGAGTCTACTGCACTAAACGTATCAGATTTAGTACGAGAACAGGTGACAAAGATAAAGCAAAGTTAGTTTTATCCGAGTTAATTATTAATCTAGATGCAGAACAAAAGAAAAAGAAAGATAAGCAGGCAACCTTCAATGATTGCACAGAACAACATCTTATCATGTGTAAAAAACAAACCATTGGAGATGACCAACAATACATTGACACACTCAGACCTTACATTGGTGATCTTTTAATGGGTGATATTTGTATTCGTCCTCAACAGACTGATAACAGGTTGACCTATGAGGATCTTCATCCTTTAAACAAGTTTGTGAGTGACCAGAGCAAACGTAACATTACTCAAGCTACTATCAACAAGAAGCTATCCTTTCTGAATACTCTTGCAGCAAAATCTATAAAGAACTATCACATCTTGTCGCAACGTGAGTGGATCAATGTTCGTTTGATCAATAAGGAAGAGAGAATTCATTATGGTTTCAACCGATCCAAGGAGAAGATGGCTTTAGAAAAATCTTGGATGGATGAATTGTTTAATCTGTTACCACCTCATCTGAGGGACATGGGAATCTTTTCTATCAATACAGGACAGAGAGATGCTGTTGTTTGTAATCTCAGATGGGAATGGTTAGCAAGTGAGAAGGACTACTGGATGTTTAGGATACCACGCGAAGAGATTAAATCTGAAGAGTACATTCATGGTGAACATGTATATGTCATGCTGAACGATACGGCAAGAGATATTGTTCTCAAGCGTAGAGGTAATGGCTCTGAGTTTGTATTTCCAAACGAGTATGGTGATCCTATTTCAGAACAAAATTGTTCTGCATACCAGACAGCACGTAGGAAGGTAGCTAAGAAATATCCTGATGTTATGAAGACGGATGTTCATTCGTACAAGCGAACATTCAGAACTTCCCTTGAGAAGCTGAAGAATCCAGAGGTAGGGTTCTTCACACTGAAGCGGTTGCTTCAACATGTGATTGATGATGTCTCTGAAAGATACTTGACCGTTGACCAAGAGATGCGTGAGTCACATCATAAGGTGCTTCAAAGGTTAGGTCAATATTATGACACACAGAGTTCTACCCCTAAGTTCAGGTTGCATTATGATGCAGGTTCTGCCCAACATAAGTCCAACCAAGGGGGGTAAAAGTAATAAGCTGTAACATTATAATTACTTATGATGACCAACTTTTATGTTAAGCGGAGTTCGATTCCCCTTGGGGCTACTTTCATAAATCATAAGTTCTTATAAAACAATAAACCTATTCCCAGTTGTTAGCTGAGTTGGTATATAAAAGGTGATGTTGGTCGCCATCATATGCCCAACTTGTTTTGTAAAGATAGGTGTCAATAAATCGACACCTATTTTTTTGCCTCATCACATCACATATATGTAAACACATGGAGGTTCGTATGAAAACGAAGACCGTACCTGAAATCATAGGTGATCTGAAAGAGATATACAAAGAGCATTTCAATGCACCTCACTCCAACAAGGCTTATACCGAGCAGAGCAGGTCGATAAAAGCCCTAACTCAATCGGTTGGGTATGACAACCTAATCGCAAACTTCAGGCATCTACTGGCCTGTGATGAGCCTTGGATTCAGAACTCCAAGAACATTCCTGGTCTGATCAAATTCTTTGATGCCATCCAGACCATGAGATTGAACAGCAGTAGAGTTGAAAGGACTGGTGATTATGCTGAGAAGATCAAGCACCAAGATCAGCAGATCGAAATAAGACTAGCCAAGTACAGAAAGGAGTTGCTCAATGATGCCTCCTAAAACTCTATTTGATGTTGGACGAAGGTTGCCCTGTTCTAAAGAGTCTGAATATTCTGTCCTTGGATCTATCTTTCACACAAGGGAATCCATTCATGAAGCTATGTCTCTTGTTGAGCCTGATGATTTTTTTACATATGAAGGAAAGAATATTTACAAGGCTATGATCCACATGAAAAGGAAAGATAAGCCGATTGATGTAATAAGTATAGCTGACGAGTTGAAGAACATGGGTGTGTCAGACAACATTGGTGGGATTGAACAGCTTAGTCTCATTGAAGATTACATACCTACTGCCACAGCTATTGCACACCATTGCCGAAAGATAAAGTCCTTGGCAATCAAACGCAAGTTCATTGAGAAGATGGAACCCATCATGAGTGATGCCTTCAAGATTGATGATGACCCGTCAGCAGTCCTTGAAGAAACTCACTCAAATATTTTCAAGCTAATGGCTGAAGTGGATGGCAATAAAAAGAAAAGCGATGTGTATACCCCAGAGGACATGGCTGCTCTTGGAGTTAAGAATGCTACCGCTAGGTTTGAAGATCCAGATGGGCAGGGTGGATATCAGACAGGGTTTGAGAGATTAGATAGCTACATCAAAAGACTGAGAGATGTGAACTGTATTGCAGCTTCAACAGGTGTTGGGAAGACAGGCTTGAGTTTAAATATTGCAATCAACTTGGCTACTCAGAAGGTTCCTGTTCTGTATATTAACTTGGAGATGAACATTGATGAGATCACCACTAGGGTGCTGTCAATTTTGTCTGGTGTTGAGATAGACAAGATCGACACTGGTAACTACGGTGACAACAAGGAAGATTTCAGATTGGTTGGCAGATTTGCTGAGACTCTCAGGCACTCCACCTTGTATATGACTGACAACACTCCGAAGAATATCAATCACATCACCAGTCTGGTCCATAAGTATCACGCAAAGCATGGGATCAAGGTAGTCATTGTTGATTACATAGGACACATCCGTAATGACAAACTTGCGTTCAAGGAGAATAGCAAGCGCATCAGCTTGGGTAGATACAACCAGATGCTCAAGCAAATCTGCACAACGCTAGGCATCAAGCTGATCGTTGTGGCTCAGATGAATAGAGAGGGAGAGAAAGATCCAGAGATGGCAAACATAGGAGAGTGTTGGCAACTCGCGCAAGATGCTGACACCTTCATGATCCTTCACTATGACTGGGTTAAGAATGAGAACAAAGAAGAAGGTAGTCCAGATAAATTTAAACAATACATTCTCACCCTGCGTAAGAACAGGAACGGTGTAGCACCGAGGCAGATAGGATTAGACTACCAGGAAAAAACTCAAATCATGACTGAGTCAGGTGGTTACCTTGGAAAACTATGAGAAGCACGTTGATGAAGTATTGGAACGTCACGGAGTAGAGCCACCACAACCAATGATACTCAATGCATTGGGTAAAGAAGCTACCAATTTATATCATGGATTTTACAAAGATATAAAGAATGCTTTTAGTGAGATGAGTACAACTGAATGCCAGATGAAGGCTATAGATTTGATGTGCGAACATTTGGCAATCATAAAGAAGGATGAGTGGAGAGGTTGGTATAAAAAAAATGGGTACGTAAAAATACACAGCCCACTATTTGATGAAACATTTTATTTATGTAGAGATAAGCAGACATTCAAGAAATTGAACAAAGAAAATCTTGTTGTTTTTATGGAGAGCGAACTCCCAAAGCTGAAAGGATTAGAGGATGAGGACATTGTCTGGCTTTACGAGGGTAAAAAATTTAAGGGAGTAATAATGTAATGAATTGCATGATATGTGGGGCTAGTGAGGATCAAGCTGTTGAAGTTCATGGGCATTTCCAATGTGCGTGTGGGCGAATTCTAGATGGTGACTGTTGCCAAGGAGAAACTAATGAGTCGTGCGTCAAGACAGAAGGGGCAGAGAGGGGAGAGGGAGATCTGCAAGATCCTAGAGGAAAAACTAGGGGGTGAGTTCAAGCGTAACCTGATGCAAACAGCAGAAGGTGGCTACGATGTCCTTGGTCTTGATGGTTGGGCAATCGAAGTAAAGTTTCAAGAGAAGCTATCGATTGAAAAGTGGTGGAAGCAGACAGTTGAACAGGCCACCAATGGGAAGAAGCCTGTGTTGTTCTTCCGTAGAAGCAGAGAAGACTGGAGAGTTGTGATCCCTTACGACAAACCATGCATAGAATATTATTCTGTTATTCCTTTGGACACTTTTTGTCACCAATTGCAATAACATTTATAACTGGAGGCATTATGGAAGTTCAAAAAAAATTGGAAAACTTAGAAGAAAAACTTTCCAAATTAGAAGTGAAAAAGATGGCATTGTTAGAAAAGAAGGGAGAGATCAGGGATGAGATTCTTCCTATTAGACAATTTGTTCAGGAAGCTAAAGTTAAAGCTGCTGCCAATGGAGAGTATACAGACCCAGAAACTTTCCAATCAGCTAGAGATAAGCTGCAAATATTAGGACGGAAAGACCAGCATTTACAAGCTGATTTGGGTCACATTACTTTAGAAAAGAAACAATTAAATAAAGAAATCGACAAGTTGGAGAAAAACGATTATGTCCTAAGAATGAAAGAGGTAGATGAAAGAATAAAATTACGAGACAGACACATGATAAATTGGGAATCTTTTTTTATTGAGTCTGCTAAGAACTATTTATCTGGTCATGAATTTGAAATCATTTCCAAAATGGCTACGAACATGCTGGAAATAAGAGCCAATAAGAAGGGAGATTAAATATGTGGGACGAAATAAAATACTTCAAAGCACATGAGTTCCATTGTCAGCATTGTGGAGCAGAAGAAATTAAACTTGAGTTAGTTGAGAAGATGGATAAATTGCGTGAACTTCATGGGTTGCCCATAAAGATTACGTCAGGGTACAGATGTCCAGATCACCCCCTCTCCGTATCAAGACCTACTAGTTCTCACATGAAAGGTGTCGCGTGTGATTTTGCTGCAAGAACAAGCAGGGAACGGTACATGCTGCTGAGTTTAATATTCGAGCATAAACTTTTCAAACGTATCGGCATCAATGCACTGGACAATTTCATCCACGTTGACATCGATGAAGAAAAAAGTGAACAGCTTGTTTGGTTGTATTAGCTGAGTAATCATGAGGGCGATTCCTTCGCTCGTACCTTTCGTCCCAAGGGATTGCCCCTCTACTTCTTTGTCTTATTCTCCTTTCTTTTTTTAGATCACCTCGCATACAACATCTCCAAAGAACGTCCCACCACAGGCTGAACTTAATCCAACTATCTTCTTCGCCATTGGTATGGCTGCAGTGTAAGCGTTTTCAAATTCTGGTTGGAAGGCACACTCATCCGATATCACAAGACTAGCAGTATGTGAACGAATGATGTGTCCACCTTCTGGTATCCCCCAAACAATACTTCCATTACTGAATCTCATCTTCGCATAACTTGTGTCTACTGTTACCATGTCCTTCAACCATTGGGGTAGGTGATGGTAGACAAAACTCATCCTTGCATTCTCCATCTTCTTATCAAACACAAGTGAAGCTGCATCCTCCTCTTTCTTTGACTGGATAAAGATTGCTTGGTGTGGAAAGAACATGGCTACCCACAGTGCATAGAGTACCATCACCCATGACATACGGATCTGTCGGCTCTTGGGTATGAACACCCTGTCCGATTCATGGACTACACTTATAACTTTTTTCAGGTAATCCTTTTCAGGAAATGGCTTGACGGGTGTATCACTGTCATGCTCATCTTTAGTCTTGACTATACCTGAGAAGATAAAGTTATTCGGGTGTTCTATCCAACTTCTCAGTTGCAGTAGTTGGTGTAGTTGCACCAAGGAGTCCGAGGATAGCGTTTTCAATCCCTTTTGGATCAACTCCTTGTCCACCCCCTGCAATGAGGTGAGCGTGTTTACTTGGTTTGTCATATCCGAACATCTCTCTGAGTGCTTTAAGTGCATCCATTTTGTTATAGAATTTTAATTTGATTTGGTTCTTACCATTGTTACCCTTGCCTGATCTTATCTCCTCTATCTCTACAATTGGACGAAGGTCAGTAATGGTAGATCTCTTGGCAACAATCCCATTGTCCTGTGTGTATTCATAGTAATCTCTAGGATCAAGGAATGCTATACGGGCATACTCTTCAGCAACCTTGCTTGCGTTAACCTGCACCCTCTCCTGTATTTCAAGTTTCCTATCTTCAATCCTCTGCAGAAACTTCTTATCTTTCATCAGCCTGCCAACTGTCTTGTCGATAGACTTGGCTGCATAACCAGACTGAAGAGCAAGAGCAATCTTACTCTTGTTTGGATTCATGATTATCTTCTCTAAAAAGATATCTTGCTTGCCAAACTTATTGCCTAAAGCTTCTGAAGTTTTAGTTTCCTTTTCTTCCTTAACAGGAGGATTTTTCTTCTGTCGCAAACTTCCTAATATAGCTACCATAAATTCTCCTAACCGTAACCAGAGCGTTGAGATAATACAGGTGGAGTACCACTCTTCACGCGCATTCTCTTGTCATACCAATCCAACAGCTTCACCATACACTCACGTGTTGGTGGATAGTTAGCCTTAATCGCTTCCCTGCAATCCCCCCATACTTTGAGCAATGATTCCTCTGTTCCTGGTTTGTTTCTTGCAAACCATTCCCTAAGAATCACCGAGGAATTATTTCTTCTCTTCTCATTCTCGAATATAAACCTGCATCCAAGTTCTCTTCTGATTCTATTTTTCAAGTCCTCATCAGAACAAGTAAGGATCACACGTTCTATCTTATTTCCTTTGAGAAACTTTTTCAGTTCACTAATAAACTCAGGTGACAATCTACCAGTCACCTCATCAAACAAATGGTATTCTGAATCAGTCACCCATTGACCATCAACTACTTTCTTATTCACCCTACCACCTGCAATGCAGTAAGCCCTTGGGTAATCATCACTACCAAGAAACATTGCTGCCATCAGGCTGTCACAAGGATGATGCAACCCTTCAAAGTGAAGTGATAAGCCTGCAGTTGTGTGATCTACCTTAGTAGTTGTGGGCACAATGTACTCTATTAGGTGTTTCATCAGACTGGTTCACCACGTTGCCTACTGGAGCCTCAATCTTTTTCCTACCAGATGGTGAAGTAATCTCTTCAATACTAAACTCTTGTTCTTTTGCTTCCTCATATGTTTCTACTTTTAATCCCTGCTCTTTCATAACAATCTCCTAGTTAACTACATGTCGGGACAGATCAAAACTGTCCACCTTATCTGCCATCCAGTTAGAGGACAACATCTTAAATAAATATTTAACAGCATCTATACTGTGATTGTTCTTATCAATCATTGTTTCTTTTACATTCCTGTTCTGTCCAGTACTGTTGGTCCATTCACTGTATCTCCATTGCGACATCTCTCTCCAGTGATTGGCGCAGGACTTTACAATTCTATATCTTGGTTGCCATCCATCATTGTTCTTCTTATCGAACCCACCCCACATCTGCTCACTAACTAACTCTGCAAACTCAGTGTCACCACCCCTTGTTCCCTTCAAGAAATGCACCCCTTGCTCACTAAACAATTGAGCCATGCTCACCAGATCCCCACCATCTCCGCGTTCCTGTGTCTTAGTCCACATACTAGGGTCGGCTACTATCCACTCCAACCTATCATAATATTTATAGTCTTTAATTACATCCGAAGTGGAAACATATCCTGCTTTTCTTTTATAAAACTCATGGACTGCATAGTAGTCATCGTTCTTAGGATCATGGGCTATAACCATGAATGCTGTAGTACCCCTACCTGCATAGTCAAAGCCACCATACAATCTCCAAGTATCTGGTAACTCGTTGTAGTCTGGAATGTGAATCCTTTCCATATGTTTCTCCATGCAAGGGAATACCAACTGCCCACCCTGTGCATTGAAGTCTACTTCCATTTCCCTTTTCCACTTAGCACCAGTCACACCACCAGGATATCCTCGCAATGCCTTAGTCATCCACAGCTTACCTTCGGGTGAATCAGGGTTCTTATCTTCATCAGCAGAATAGTGGACCTTCAGTACCCGAACACCATCCTTAGTTATGTGATCGCTTATTCCTCTCATTCCCAACTCTGTGCAATACCCTGCTCATCTTTCTTCATCATCTCTAGCAAGGCAAGTGTTGTTCTTTGATTACTTACACGTTTTAATTTGCGGTATGTTTCCTTCAAGGTGTCAGCGTACTCAGGTCTTCTCTTTATTGCGTTGAAAATAAGTCTCGCTCTAACTTCACCTGACTTAGCAGTAGCAACCTGTCTCCAGAATCTTGGGTCTGGTATGTTCCCTGCTGATCTCTTGAAGGCATAAGCATCTAAAGCTTTATTCCTCATCCTCGTCTTTTCTTTCTTAGGCAAATCAGAATTGTCTATTGTCTTTTTTAACTCCTGCCTTATCCTCTCAATACCACCAGCATCGGATTGGTTTAAGTTGTACAACAACAGATTAATTTTATTGTCAACTCTTTGGATACTTGTTTGACCGCTTATCTTATCTTGTCTGGCCCTTATTCTTTGCTCTTGATTCTCACCAGGGGTCATTTCAAACACCCTGTCTAAACCAGGAATTGCTTTAAACATCTGTCTCTTTTCAGTTATCAGACTATCCTGTATTGTTTGCTCATATTCTGTGCCTGCTGTTTGCCTTAATATTTCATTCATCCCATAGCTAACTCCTCTTATAAAGGTGCTACTGGGGACAAAGAAAGTATCCACAACATACCTTAGTCTCTCTGGTGAGAATGGTTTGCTTGGCAGTAAACCTCCCAATGTTGGAAAATTTTTGTTGAGCATTTCTGCTGACATTCTGTAGGCAGGATGAGTATAAGGTGTATACTCCAAACCTTTGTCATCTAATTCTCTGCCCTTCCAAATACTATTCATCCGATAGGTGTCAAGGTTGCCTATGCCAAGTAATGCCTTGAGTGTTGGGGGGACAAAACTTGTTACTGGATTTATTTTACCAATACCTTCCCTCCAAAACTCTGGTCTTATGTCCCCGATCTTAGCTAATGGAGAACCTGCAGGATGATCTTGTGATCTCGCCCAACTAGAAATCATTAACCCTACCAAACTAGCAACTGCTGACTGCCCTTGGTCTAACGCAATCTTAAAGTAACCACGTGATAACTGTCCCTCTTTAGTCCTATCAAAGTAATCACTAAATATTATAAGGTTACCAATCTTATCCCTGTCATCAACCTTCTCCCAGTCATCACCATTCTCAGAGATGTTGTGCCAGAAGAGGGCTGCAGCCAAGCTAAAGAATTGAGCAAACTTCCATGTAGCTAATGCAATTCTTTG